ACGGACAAAGTCAATTAATTAGTGGTCCTTTTGCTAATAAAGATTCTATGGAAAAAGTAGATTAATTTACTTTTCTTGCGAAGCTGTAAAAAGTATAGCAAAATTTGAGCCAAATACCAACTGGAGAGATTATTATATTAAATAATCCTGTCATAATATCATTTGATGATTGTTAATAAAAAAAATGAATCTAATTTATTATTTAAAATGTATTAAATAATAAAACTTTTTTTGCTATAATTTTTTTTAAAAGAAAGCACTTCTACCATTTAGTTGTTTTTTTAACACTAATCTTTGGTCCAGCTCCTCTTTTCTTGTTTTTTGTAGGATCATATTGCTCTTCTTCATCTTCATCTTTCATTCCTTTTGATAATTCCCAGAATTCTTTTGAACCTAATCTAAAATCACCATGATTATCGGCTTTATACCAAAAAACTTGGTCATGTAATTTGTTTGATTTAGAGTTGTTATTAATCACCAAGCACTCATAATTTTCAGTACATTGGTCCATCACTTGACAAAAGCTCTCGAAAGTTGGAAACATACCAGCATAATTTTCGTAAATACGCTTCCTGTTCGCAATGTAATTTTCTCTCAAAATAAAAACATAATCTATATTTGTTCTCAGTGTTGGTGGAATACCAAGAGGGTACTGCATAGTAATGACCAACATTACTTTCCAATGTCTCCCGTTCATAAATAATAATCGCATCATTTTATCGCGAGTCCATGTAGCATCATATAAACAATCATCTAAAATTACAAATGCTCTCGGATCAATAGTACTGCGTTTATATGTTTCCATTTCATGTTTAATTTGTTTTAAAACGGTGCGTTGTCTTTTTAAAATATTTTCAATAATAGCTGTATTATATTCATTATGTACGAATAATCTTGGCACCATTTTACCATAGAACCCGTTACCTTCTTCTGTTCCAGAAATAACTGTCCCAATCGGAATTTCTTGTTGATAAAAAAGTAAATCTCTTACCAAGAAAGATTTACCAGTATCTCTCTTTCCAATTAAAACTACAACCGGTCCCTTATTTTCATTTGGTTTGAAGCTAATACTTTTCATATCAAATTTCTTTAGTTCTAAGGTCATTATTATTAAAGATATAAATTAAAAAATGAATCATTTTACGCAATAAGAGAGAAATTTTCATAAAATATTAGCATTTATAATAAGTTAAAAATACATTTAATTTATATATTAATTAGCTAAAGAATGATAAACGTGAACTATCAAAAAAGGAAAAACCTTGAACTTTTTAAATGTTTAGAGAAACCTGAAACTCTTTTTCTCTCAAATGCGCAAAATTATATACCTATTTATAATAAATTTTTTACCTTGAATGATAGTAACTATAACAGTATTAATTTAAACAACAAATGGTATATTTCAAATGTTAACGATGGAGGCGACGATGATTTTCATTTATTTAATTGTAGACTTAAGAATGTAACAAATAACAAAGTAAAAGATAAAGAAGTTTTCTTTAAAATGGCACCTTTATTGGACCCATTCAAATATTTAATTGGTAAATATAACATACTTGATAAAAAATTGTTCACTTTACCACAAATAAATTCAACTGATGTTGATTGCCATTCAAAGTTTATTGACCAAAATAATTCAGCATATGTTGACGGTATGTTTTTATTTTTATCAAGTAATTTAATTTATACACATGGATTTACACACGGAGTTGATTATTATGGGTCATTTTTAGGCATTAAAAATGATTTTATTTTAAATGTATTTGACGATATTGATTATTTAAATGGTTCTGAATATTTTAATAAAAATAAAAATGTATTATTTAAAATTGACGATTATGAACATTTATTCCAAGATGAAAATCAAAAACTAAAACCTATTACAATTCAGCATAATTCTAGTGCTAAATCGCAACTATCAATTAAATCTTTTGATAATGAAATGTTTGAAGATGTGTTTGATGAAAATATTTCTGACTTATCATCTGATTTAATTGATTTAACAAATGCTGATCTTTTGGAAGAAAAAGAAACTAATCAAAATGTTACATTAAAGTCTAATTCAACATGTTCATCTCGTTCCTCGTATACTGATAATGAAGAAGACCGCGATGATGATGAAGAACATGATGATTGTCACGATTCTGAAAACTTAGATTTGGAAAATGATGAAAAAGATGAAGATTTGGAGGAAAAAGATGAAAAAAAAGATACTGATGATGAAGATGACGATTATGATGAAGATGAAGAGAGAATAGATGTAACTATTCCAAAATTCCCAGTTCAAGTTATTGGAATGGAATTTTGCGAAAACACATTTGACGATTTAATTTTAAATAGTGATTTATCAAAAGAAGAATGGTATTCAGCATTAATGCAGATTATTATGATTTTAATTACATATCAAAAAGCATTTAACTTCACACATAATGATTTACATACAAATAATGTTATGTATAACGAGACTGATAAAAAGTTCATTTATTATTGTTATAAAAAGAAGCACTATAAGGTACCCACATTTGGTCGTATATTTAAAATTATCGATTTTGGAAGAAGTATATATAAATTTGATGGTAAACTTTTCTGTAGCGATAGTTTTCAAGTAGGTGGTGATGCTGCTACCCAATACAATACCGAACCCTACTTAAATGAGAAAAAACCTAGATTAGAACCAAATTAGAGCTTTGATTTATGTCGTCTTGCTTGTTCAATATTTGATTATGTAGTTGAAGATTTTGACGAGATTAAAGATTTAAATAAATGCGATGATCCTGTTAAACGTTTAATAGTTGAATGGTGTTTGGACGATAAAGGAGTAAATATGTTATATAAAGGAAATGGAGTAGATAGATATCCTGACTTTAAATTATATAAAATGATAGCAAGATGTGTTCATAATCATACACCTCAAGCACAATTAGAGAGACCAGAATTTAACGCATATTCTAGTTTTAAAGGGGAAGTACCTGCAGATGTAATTGATATCGATAAAATTCCATCTTATATTTAATAATTTAGAAAAAGTTTTTAATTTTTCATGTAAATTCATAATACAATTATATTTATATATATTATGAACAATTTTGGGTTTATTATTACAAGACATGTAAATTCTGAAAATACTAATAGATATTGGAATCATTCTGTAAAATTATTAAGAATTTTTTATCCAACTAAAAAAATTGTTATAATTGATGATAACAGCGATACTAATTTTTTAAAAGCAGATTATGAATATAATAACCTAGAAATAATACAATCAGAATTTCCTGGCCGAGGTGAACTTTTGCCTTATTATTACTTTATTAAAAACAAATTTTTTGAAAATGCAGTAATAATACATGATAGCGTATTTTTTCACAAAAGAATAAATTTCGAGGTTTTAAATGGTACAAATGTATTACCATTATGGTATTTTGATGCGGATATTGAAAATGTATCAAATTCATTAAAACTTATAGAAAAATTAAAAAATAAATTTAATATTCAAGATAAATTGAATTATAGTATTGTTTCTACATTTAGTATTATGAGTAATAAAAAATGGTCCGGATGTTTTGGTTGTCAATCATATATAAATCATAATTTTCTTTTACATATAGAAAATAAATATAATATATCATCATTAACAAATGTTGTACAAAATAGAGCTGATAGATGCTGTTTAGAGAGAATTATGGGCTGTATATTTTGTACAGAATATCCTAGAACAAATAAATCAAAATCAATATTTGGTAATATATTGAAGTATCCTTTGACAGGAAAATATACTTATGATATGTATAAGATTGACTTAGAAAAAGGTACTTTAAAAAGAGATGTTGTAAAAGTTTGGACCGGACGCTGACACTACATGATGTAGGGGAATTCTTCAAAACTGAAAAAAAGACACTATAAAAGTTCCCTTCATATGTAGTATCGAATATTTTAATTTTTCGAGTAAAGTTTTTTTGAAAAGTCAAAATTGGACATTTATTTTGTCCATTTTTCAAAACCTTGGATATTTTATGTCAAAAATACAATTGTGAGACCATAATTG